GACCCTACCGCACCCGGGACCCCCAAGGCCTGGAATCGGATCCGGGCTCCAACCCCTGAACTGTAATCTGCACACCCGATACCCATTTTATACTTCAGTTTGCTATCTGTACTCTGGTTTGCTATTTGTACTCTGGTTTGCTATCTGTACCCCCTTTTATTTTTCAGCCAGCTCAGACCCCCACCCCCTCTAATATAGGAACACCCCCCGTCAAGGGACCCGTACCACCCTTTACAAACCCACCCCCATATGTGCTACATTCCGGCTACCCGATACTTCGGTGCGCTATGATCACTATTGAACCCACTCGGGACCATCCGATCCCGTTCGATTTGGCTGCAGAAGAGCCTGCTGTCTACAAAGACAAGCTGGCTGTGGCAGCAAACACCGCCTCTCTAATAGAAGGGCTAGGTGGGAACATCGATATGACCGAAGCAGATGCACATGCTGCTCGGGAGTTGATCAAATCCTCAAAGGAAAAAGGCAGTAGTCGAGCACTTCAGATCCCTGGAGTTGCAAGAAAGCTGAGCGCAATCCTTACTGAGTACGATCATCAGGTCATCAAGGATGTGCAGCAGGCACGGACGTTCATCACCAATCGGCTGGTGGAGTTGGCAACCTGCGGTGACGCCAAGGTTGAGATCAAAGCACTTGAGCTTCTAGGCAAGCACTCGGACGTGGGTCTGTTCACTGAGCGCAGTGAGATCACAGTTACCCACAAGTCATCCACAGATCTGGAGAACAGCATCAAGGATCGCATCAAGCGCCTACTGCATTCAGACGTAGTGGATGTTGTGCCGATCACAGACTTGGACGCGCACTTAGGTAATCCATTGGATGAGCGCAGACAAGAGTCAAATGCACTCATGAGTCAGTTGGATGATCCTGAAGAGTCCGCCGATGATTGATGAAGTCAGCCTGAGGGACATCCCTCTGGTGCTAGATAAGCTGTCGGAGACCGACCTGCGGGTGCTTGAGGCCCAGTTGATGGCCCAGTTGATCAAGCTGGAGAAGCTCAAGCAGAAGGAGTTGGCTCAGGAGAAGTTCATCAAGTTTGTGGAGAGGGTCTGGCCGACCTTCATTTCCGGTCGGCACCACAAAATAATGGCTTCCGCTTTTGAGCGGGTGGCTGCTGGAGAGCTAAAGCGGCTGATCATCAACATGCCACCACGGCATACCAAGTCAGAGTTTGCTTCTTATCTGCTTCCGAGCTGGTTTTTGGGCAAATTTCCACACAAAAAGGTCATCCAGACCTCGCACACCGCCGAATTGGCAGTCGGTTTTGGTCGAAAAGTGCGAAATCTGGTCGATTCTGAGGTCTACAACAGCATCTTCCCCGATTTGAGCCTCCAAGCAGACTCAAAAGCAGCCGGTCGGTGGAACACCAGCAAGGGTGGTGACTACTTCGCTATTGGTGTAGGGGGAGCAGTGACCGGTAAGGGCGCTGACCTGCTGATTATTGACGACCCACACTCAGAACAAGAGGCTGCACTGGCTGCAGTCAACCCAGATATATACGACAAAGTGTACGAGTGGTACACATCAGGCCCCCGTCAGCGTCTGCAGCCGGGTGGAGCCATTGTTGTAGTGATGACGCGCTGGGCACAGCGGGATTTGACGGGTCAGGTGCTCAAAAATGCAGCACTCCGGGGTGAAACTGACTGGGAAGTGATCGAATTTCCAGCCATTATGCCCTCGGGTAAACCCTTATGGCCCGAGTTTTGGTCCCTTGAAGAGCTTGAAGCCCTGCACGAGGAGCTTCCAAACGCCAAATGGCAGGCTCAGTACCAGCAGAACCCGGTAGGTAACGAGTCTGCTATTGTAAAGCGAGACTGGTGGAAGACCTGGGAGGGGGAGAAACCCCCTAAATGCGAGTACATTCTACAGACATGGGACACTGCATTTGAGAAGCACCAACGTGCTGACTATTCGGCGGGTACAACTTGGGGCGTTTTCTACCATGAAGAAGACAACAATAACCCCAACATCATCTTGCTGAACACGTATAAGAAGCGCGTTGAATTTCCAGATTTGAAGAGAGATGTGCTGGCTGAATACAAAGAGTGGGAGCCAGACGGGCTTTTGATTGAAAAGAAGGCCTCAGGCGCTCCGCTAATCTACGACCTGCGGGCGATGGGTATCCCCGTGCAGGAATACACCCCATCGAAAGGCCAGGACAAGATAGCGCGGCTGAATTCCGTCTCAGACATCATTGCTTCAGGTAAAGTGTGGGTGCCTCAAACCCGCTGGGCAGAAGAGCTAATGGACGAGGTTGCAGCTTTTCCGGCTGGTGAGCACGATGACTTGGTTGACGCAACCACTTTGGCCTTGATGAGGTTCAGACAAGGTGGATTCCTGCGGTTGCCGAGCGATGCGCAAGAGGAAATGCGGCAATTCAAGAGCGGCAGACGTGCTGCTTACTATTAAGGACAGATCATGGCTACCAACATTGACCAAGCCCTCATGCCTATGGACCCGGAACTTCTTTCCGGTGAGCCTGTGGTTGAAATTGAAATTGAGGACCCGGAGTCTGTAAGCATAGGAATTGATGGGCTTGAAATCGATTTGGTGCCTGAAACCCCTACAGCAGAAGATTTTGACGCAAACCTAGCCGAGTTCATGGATGAAGCGGAGCTTCAGACGCTTGCATCCGATTTGATGGCTGACGTTGAAGGGGACATCAGCTCCCGCAAAGAATGGGTGGAGATGTTCGTCAAGGGCTTGGAAGTCCTTGGCATGAAGTACGAAGAGCGCACCGAGCCGTGGTCTGGTGCCTGCGGTGTGTACTCCACTATTCTTACTGAAGCAGCCATTAGGTTCCAGTCCGACACCATCATTGAAACATTCCCCGCACAGGGGCCGGTAAAGACTGAGATCGTTGGTGCCATTGACAAGTTGAAGGAAGAGGCTGCTGAGCGTGTCCGTGAGGACATGAACTACCAATTGACCGAGGCAATGCCGGAGTACCGGCCTGAGCATGAACGCATGCTCTATTCGCTTGGGTTGGCTGGCTCTGCGTTCAAGAAGGTGTACTACGACCCCAGCATCGGGCGTCAGGTGGCAATGTTCGTCTCAGCCGAGGACATCATCATGCCGTATGGTGTGTCGAGCATCCTCAACGCTCCGCGTGTTACGCACGTAATGCGTAAGACCAAGAACGACATCAAGAAGCTACAGGTCAGTGGGTTCTACCGTGATGTGGATCTTGGTGAGCCACAGTCGTTTTTCTCCGATATTGAGAAGAAAAAGGCTGAGGACCAAGGGTATTCCCTTGCTGATGACGACCGGTATCAAACCTACGAGATCCATGTTGACTATGACCTGCCGGGGTACGAAGATGAGGATGGCATAGCACTGCCGTATGTCGTCACTATCGACCGAGGGACTAACAATGTCCTGGCGATCCGAAGAAACTGGAACGAAGGAGACAAGCAAAAGCTCAAGCGACAGCACTTCGTCCAGTACACGTATATTCCTGGTTTTGGCGCTTATGGCTTGGGCCTTATCCACATTATTGGTGGTTATGCTCGCGCTGGCACTTCCCTCATTCGACAGCTTGTAGACGCTGGCACCCTGTCCAACCTGCCCGGTGGCCTGAAGAGTCGTGGCTTGCGGATCAAAGGGGATGACACGCCTATTGCTCCAGGGGAATTTCGTGATGTAGACGTACCGAGTGGGTCCGTCAAAGACAACATCATGACCCTGCCGTACAAGGAGCCGAGCCAAGTTCTACTTGCTCTGCTCAACCAGATTACGGAGGAAGGGCGTAGGCTGGGCTCAATTGCTGACATGAAGGTCAGTGATATGAGTGCTCAGGCACCTGTTGGCACTACGCTAGCACTGCTTGAGCGTCAGTTGAAGACGATGTCTGCTGTGCAGGCACGGGTGCACTTCGCCATGAAGCAGGAGTTCAAGCTCCTGAAGGCCATCATCCGCGACTACACCCCGCAGGAGTACAGCTACGACCCGGCTGAAGGCAACCGCAAAGCCAAGCAGGCTGACTACGATCTCGTGGAGGTGATTCCGGTCAGCGATCCCAACAGTGCCACGATGGCGCAGCGGATCATGCAGTACCAAGCGGTCATTCAGTTGGCTCAGCAGGCTCCGCAGATCTACAACCTGCCTCAGTTGCACAGGCAGATGATTGAAGTGCTGGGTGTTAAGAATGCAGACAAGCTGGTGCCGATTGAAGATGACATGACCCCGAGGGACCCGATCAGCGAGAACATGGCGTTCCTGAACGGCAAGCCCACCAAGGCGTTTATCTATCAGGACCATGACGCTCACATAGCAGTGCACGTTTCGCTGATGCAAGACCCAATGATGGCCCAACAGATTGGGCAGAGCCCGATGGGTCAGCAGATGAGCGCAGCCATCATGGCTCACGTAGCCGAGCACTTGGCGTTCAACTACCGCAAGAAGGTCGAAGAGCAGCTTGGTGTGCCCCTGCCGCCTCCGGATCAAGAGATGCCCGAGGACGTGGAGGTTGAACTGTCACGTCTGGTAGCCCAGGCGTCTACGCAGTTGCTGCAGTTGAACATGTCCAAGGCTCAGCAGCAGCAAGCCCAGCAGGCACAGCAAGACCCGATGGTGCAGATGCAGCAGGCTGAACTCCAGATCAAGGCTCAAGAAGCCAAGACCAAGGAGCAGAAGGTCCAGGGCGAGCTGGCTATCAAGCAAGCTGAGCTTCAGCTCAAGGCAGCAGAACTCCAGCGTGGTCAGGGTGAAGACCCCCGCATCAAGGCGGCTTTGGCTCAGCAGGAGCTGCAGCACAACGAGCAGAAACACCAGCAGAAGATGCGCCAACAAGCGCAATCCGACATGCTCAAGGCTAGGCAGCAAGCCATGAAGATGGCCCAACCTAAGACACCGCCGAAGCAGTAAATGAGCAGCCCGCTAATATCTTTGATGATGCCGATGTACAACACGGTGCAGTTTTTGAACGCTGCAGTTAATAGCGTGTTGGCACAGACATACCCTAATTGGGAGCTTGTCATAGTTGATGATGCTTCAGACGACGGGTCGTATGAGTTAGCTACTGCTCTGGCGCTCAAAGACCCCCGCATCAAGTTGCACAAAAACGAGTCAAAGCTTGGTATTGCGAGGAATAGGCACAGAGCCGCAGGGCTATGTACCGGCGAGTTTATTGGGCACATCGATAGCGATGACATGCTTGAGCGTTGGGCGCTGGAGGAAATGCTCCGTGTGTTTAACTCCAAGCCTGACGTAGCTCTTGCCTACAGCGACTTTGCCCAAGTTGATGTCAAAGGTAAGGTTGAGCTTTACTCTGCGAGCCACGACTACGACCCCAGCATCTTGCATCGTCATGGGTGGCGACATTTTGGGGTGTACCGCAAGAGCGCTTACGACGCCACGCAGGGGTTTAACACCAAGCTGCTAAATGGCTGCGAGGATGGGGACCTGTTCATGCAAATTGCAGAACAGTTTTCGTGTTATCGCACCCCCAAAGTGCTGTATTACTACCGTAGCCACAGCACAAATACCACGCGCACCATGAAGAAGTGTGACGATTGCACCCAGCGTATGGATTGCAACTACATGCGGGTATGGGCTAAAGCAGCCAATTACGACCCAATTACTTTTACACCTCTGAAAAAGGACTGAACATGGCGACTACTGCGTTTGACGTAGTCATTAAGGAATTAGAGGAGCGCCGGGAGTCCATCGCCCAGGCGCTTATCTCTGGAGCGGCAAAAGACTTTGCCGAGTACAAGGACTTGTGCGGTGAGATCCGGGGTCTATCACGCGCACATGCTTTTATCACCGACCTCGTGCGAAAGATGGAAAACGACGATGAGTGAACTACTCCTGAGTGATGGTGCAAGCACCACGGTATTGCCTGAGAGCGATGCAGAGAAGGCCCGTCAAGTGCCTGATCCGGTGACTTACCACCTGCTGTGCATGCTGCCAAAGGCCAACGACGAGTACGAAAGCGGGCTTCTCAAAGCTGGCCAGACCATGCACTTTGAAGAAGTCATGAGCCCCGTGCTGTTTGTCGCCAAGATGGGACCCGATGCGTTCAAAGATCCACTGCGCTTTCCCAGTGGGCCTTCATGCAAGGTAGGGGACTTCATCCTTGTACGGCCAAACACCGGCACCCGATTGAAGATCCACGGGACCGAGTGGCGCATCATCAACGATGACAGTGTCGAGGCTGTTGTGCAGGACCCCCGTGGTATCCAGCGGGCATAAGGAGTAGTAATGCCAAACGTAGCATTTGAAGAATTCAAGTTTCCTGACGAGCAGACCGTAACCACCTCTGATGAAAAGGTGGAGTATGAGGTTGAGTCAGGGCCTGATATTGAGGTCGTAGACGACACGCCCGAGGCAGACCGTGGCCGCGCTCCCATGAAGGAGCCCCCTGCGGAAGTGACCGACGATGAACTTGCGCAGTATTCCGACGGAGTCAAGAAGCGCATTCAGCACTTCTCCAAGGGGTATCACGAGGAGCGCCGAGCCAAAGAAGCCGCACTTCGTGAAAAAGAAGAGGCTCTTCGCTTGGCTCAGAGTCTTGTTGAAGAGAACAAGAAGCTCCAAGGTAGCTTGGGTCAGGGCCAGCAAGCGCTTCTTGAACAAGCTAAAAAAGTAGTTGCCAACGAGGTTGAACAAGCCAAGGCTAAATACAAGGCGGCTTATGAATCTGGTGATGCCGACGCGCTAGTAGCTGCCCAGGAAGAGTTGACTGCAGCCAAGATTAGGGCTGAGAAAGTAAACAATTTCAAACCAGCAGTTGCAAAACCAGAAACACCTGTGGTACAACCCGTATCACAAACAGTGGATACGCCGCCAGTTGACCGTAAAGCGGTTGAATGGCAAAAGCAAAATCCCTGGTTTGGGGCTGATGAAGAGATGACCGGCTTTGCTATTGCACTCCACAACAAGCTGGTTAAGTCTGGAGTCGATCCTCAGTCCGACGAGTACTACAGGCGTGTAAACGCCCGTGTACGCGAAGTCTTCCCGAATGCGTTCCCTTCGGAGAAGCGACAATCGAATGTAGTCGCCCCTGCGACCCGTAGCACAGCGCCCAAAAAAGTCGTGCTTACAAAGTCTGCAGTGGAGATCGCCAAGCGGCTTGGGGTTCCTCTGGAACTCTACGCTAAGCAGGTTGCGGAAGGAATGAGGAAACAAAATGGCTGAGTCGAACCGTCTTGCTCGTGAATTGGACACCCGCGC